ATCATCTAGAGAAGAATTCAAACAATATTGTCTCCGCAAGCTTGGAGCACCAGTCATCGAGATTAACGTGGACGATGATCAAAAAGAAGATCGTATTGATGAAGCTCTAAGATACTATTGGGATTATCACTTTGATGGTTCAGATAAGATCTATTATAAGCATCAAGTAACAGAATTTGATAAAACAAACAAGTATATCACACTACCTGAGAATATTATTGGTGCGGTTCGAGTTTTTCCGATTGCAGACCCAGTAGTCCGAACAGACGATCTATTCAATATTCGCTACCAGATTGCACTTAACGATCTTTACACTCTTACTTCAGTTTCTATGGTTCCATATTACATGACCATGGAACATCTTGCTTTAATTTCTGAACTTCTTGTTGGTCAGCAACCAATCCGCTTTACTCGTCATAAGAATAGATGCTACATCGACATGGAATGGAATCTAAAAGTTAGAGCAGGTGAATATCTACTCATTGAAGCATACGAAGTGATTGATCCAGACATTTGGTCTGATGTTTGGTCTGACCGCTGGTTTCAAAATTATGTCACAGCAAAAATTAAGTATCAGTGGGGAACCAATCTCACCAAATTCACGGGCATGACACTTCCAGGTGGTGTACAGTTTAACGGTGATAGAATCCTAACTGATGCTCAAAATGAACTTGAAAAGATGGAACGTGAAATGCTTTCAACTTACTCACTTCCTGTTACGGATATGATTGGATAAAAATGCCAAGTATTTACTTTGATAATTTCAACAATTATGGTGAACAAGATCTCATTGAATCTTTAATCAATGAGAGTCTTTCCATTTATGGTCATACAGTTTATTATCTTCCGAGAACACTAGTCAAGAAAGATGAAATCTACGGTGAGGATTATCTTTCCACATACAATTCGGCTTATGAGTTTGATGTCTATATCAAGTCGTATGATTCGTATGAAGGTGACGGAACATTTCTATCTAAGTTTAATCTAGAGATTAGAGACTCAATTACATTTACTATTGCTCGACGAGCATTCCAGAAGGAAATTTCTACTCAGGAAGTTGAGATTCAAAGACCAAGAGAAGGTGATCTGATTTACTCAACAATGATGAAGCGTATTTTTGTTGTCAAGTATGTCAATCAGACTGCTATTTTCTATCAGATGGGTAGTCTACAAATCTGGGACGTTAATTGTGATGTTTGGGAATATTCAAACGAAAGATTCAATACTGGCATAGCCGTTATTGATGATCTTGAAACTAAATATTCAGTATCAAATATTACAGATGATACAGCATATGAAAAAGCTATGTCAAACGTATTTGAGACAAATGTGGAATTTCAAGCTGAAGGTGATGGTCTCATAGATTGGTCAGATATAGATCCATTTAGTCAAGGACAAGTATAGCATGTTTGGTGAGCCCTTTGGTCATAATACACTACGAAAGTTAGTTGTATATTTTGGAACTCTATTCAACAATATCTATCTTGACAGATATGATGCAAATGGAACTCTAATTCAAAGAAGTAAAGTTCCACTTAATTATGGGCCTAGAGATAAATTTCTAGCAAGATTAGATGGTAACCCAGACCTCAATCGTCAGGTAGCAATTCAGTTACCAAGAATGACATTTGAGATGACTGGTCTGAATTATGATCCTACACGAAAGTTTCCTATTGTAAATAAAGTTTCAAAGCCAAATCCTATCTCCCCTTTAAATAAAGTATCTCAATATTCACCAGCTCCATACAATATCTATTTTACACTTTCGATTATGGTCAAGAATGTTATGGATGGTACTTTTATTGTAGAACAAATTTTGCCATATTTTACCCCTATGTGGCAAGCTACTCTAAATCTAAATCCTGATCTTGATCTAAAATATGACGTTCCAATTTCTCTAGATAATGTCACACATGAAGATACATATGAAGGTGCCTTTACAGAACGTAGAGCTATAATCTGGACATTAAATTTTACAATGAAGGCTTGGTTATTTGGACCAACAAGTTCAACAGCTTCTGGCATAATCAAAGACATAAATCTAAACTTTGGCATTGGAAATTTTGGTGTACAACCAACCGAAGAAATACGAATCAGACCAGGGCAAAATGCTAATGGCAACCCTGTATCTTCACCACCAACACTATATACTTATGGTATTTCTGCCGCTAATAGTAATTTCTATATTACAGAAAGACTAGAATCTACTACAAATACCAATAATTATGCTTACATTAGAACCGCAAATTCTTCATATATTACTGCATATGATGTTGGTGGGACATTGACGGCAAATTCATCTGTTCGCGGTTCAATTAGTAGACTTCCTGCTACTATTACTTCGGTTACTGTAACACCATCGCCAATTCCCGCAAATAATGTAATTGAAAATAGTACTTGGGGCTTTATTGTAGACTTAATAGAGAATAATCCATGAGTAAAAAATTAGAAGACAGCTTGGGTCTCACCCCACTTCCAATGTTAGCCAATGAACATGACTTCATGCCAGAAGTAGCAAAAGACCAACAAGCCGAAGCAGATGTAGATCAAGTCCGAGAGAATCTTTATAGAGCGGTTGATGCTGCATCACAGGCAGTTCAAGATATGATAATCATTGCTCAACAGTCTCAACACCCAAAAGCATATGAAGCTCTAAATGCAATTATCAAAACTTATGCTGATGTAAGTATGGGATTGGCGGATCTGCACATGAAGAAGCAACGCATTAATGGTAAACAACAGAAGCCAGAAGATGCAGGACCAAATGTAACTAATAATCTATTTGTCGGAAGTACAGCAGAGCTTACAAAATTATTGGATGAGCTTAGAGGCAATAAAGCGTGAATCCCGAATACGAAATAGATAAGGGTTATAATGGTAATCCGCTTTTAAAGAAATCCAGAAAAGCAATTAATTGGACTCCTGATATGATTCAGGAGTATTTAAAGTGTTCTGAAGACCCTGTCTATTTCGCTGAAAAGTACATTCAGATTGTCCACGTTGATCATGGTCTTATTCCAATTAAACTCTATGACTATCAAAAAGAAATCATAGAGAAAATAACAAACAATAGAAGAGTAGCGGTATGTACAAGCAGACAAGCAGGAAAATGTGTTAGTATAAATACAATAGTCAAATTAAAAAATAAGAAGACAGGCGAAATACTCGAAATGACTATTGGAGATTTGTATGAACTCGAAGCAAAAAAGCGTGATCAGAATGCGAATATCTAAACGATCTGATATCAATTCTCTTACTGATGTAAGAACTATTATTGCTATGCAAAAACTTGGAATTAGTAAAGTCATTGGTAGAACAGATAATTTTAAAAGAATATTAGATTCTAATCTATCTTGGCAGGAACGCATAAAATGGATTAATCAAATTAATTCATATACTGGATGTAGACGAGAATCTTTGGAATGGTATATACTCATTTATAATGATGAGAATTTGGCTAAAGAAAAAATGAAGCAAAAGTCTGCCAGAGTAGCAGGAGAAAATAATGTTTGGTTTAATCACCAAGGAAGGTATTCTGTATATTCAAAGAAAAATCCTAATTTTTCATCGGAAGCTAAAATAAAAGCAAAAGAGAAAAATTCTATTGAACAAAAAAACGGAGCATCAAATACAACATTATCTTATTATCTTAAAAAAAGGTCTTTCATTAGAAGAAGCAAAAGAGTCATTAAAGAACAGACAGAAAACTTTTACTTTACAGAAATGTATCGAAAGATATGGTGAAGAAAAGGGAAAAGAAATATTTAATGAAAGACAAATAAGATGGCAAAACACATTAAATTCTAAATCTGAAAGTGAACTAAGTGAAATAAACAGAAAAAAGATATCGAAAGGTTATAATTGTTCTAAGGGAGAATCTTTTGTGTTTGATTCATTGGTGAAAGAATTTCCAAATATAGAAAGACAGTTTACATTAAAACAAGAAAAAAGAAAATTAAATTATGATTTAAGATATGAAAATAAAATAATTGAATACAATGGTGATTTTTGGCATATGAATCCGAAGCTGTATAATGAAACAGATATAAACAGAAGAACCAAAAGAACAGCAAAACAACAATGGGAACTCGATGAAAGTAAAATAAATGTTGCAAAATCTAGAGGTTATGAAGTTCTTATTATATGGGAAAGCGAATTAGATAAAATTCCTGAGGAAACAATATTAAAATGCATAAACTTTCTGAAACAATAGAAAGAAAATTTATCGAGTCTTTTGATGTTTCTGATTGGGAAATCGAAACTGATACCGGCTGGGAAGATATTGAATCTATTCACAAAACAATAGAATACCAAGAATGGATTATAGAAACAGAATCTGGGCTGAAACTGACCGCGGCTGGG